AGTTCCACCTTACACACCTTATCAAGGAACGAAACGATGCTTTCAGTAGTTTTCTCTCTTCCCTTGAATACGCCATCCACCAACGGACCAAGATTAAGGTAGATAGAATCAGTATCGGCAGCAATAACATAATCTTTATTCTCGGTTTTAAGGACTTTGTTTAGATACTGATTCATCTTAATTTCAATCCAACGAATTGAAAGTTGTCCAGACAAAGTAATTGCCTCGGCATTCTGAAGATTGTAGTACCTAAAGTATTGATTTCCAATGGCACCATAAGCAGAGTTCAATTGAATCTTTCGTGCCATCTGAATGTTATTAAACTTGGAAATATCTTTCTCAAGTTTTTCTGATGGATTTTTTTCATATTCTTGCTTGGCAGCAAGCATTTTCTTTTTATAGATGGTACGGTCATCATAGATACGTTGCATCATCTTAGGTAAGAATCCTGGTTCTTTCGTGGAATACATTGCACCATTGGCACAAACTGTTTTGCCATCAATATCACTCAAATCAATTTCTCGATTAAGAAGTTTATCTACTGTTACCGAAGGATGACGAGTTGGTAACAAAGTCTCAGGGCTAATATTATACTGCATAATCAGGTGAGGGTATAGCGAGTTCAAATCAAAACTAACGACCCAATTATACAGACCTGGAATTGGTTCTTTAACAAAAGCACCTGCATACTTATCATCTTTCTTACTACCTTTCTTTGGAGGAACAACAATGTTATCCTTCTTAAGAAAGTTGAAGATAAGAGTATCCCACATACGAACTTGAGAATACACATCCTCAAAGTTTACCTTTGCGTCATATGCCATTGTGACACCAAGTTCAATCAGTTTCATCTTGTCTTCCAAACGGTCAACAAGTTCTACGTCAAAGATGTTGTACTCAACAAACTTCTGCCAACCATAGGTATAGAAGTCACGGAAAGTATCATACTCACTGTGGTCCAACTTACGTTGATTCAGTTCCACAAAGGCAATATGGTCAAGACGATAAGATTCCTGATTGGTGTAAGTAAACTTCTTATACAAATCGAGATAGTCTAGAACAGAAACTCCAAGAATCTGATAGGCAATATTAGTACGGCCTTGAATTACAATCTCACGTTCTGATACTTTGTTCCAAGGAGAAAGTGATTTAACCCACTTATCACTCAAGATTCTATCTACCCTACGGCAAATATAAGGAATATCGTACAAGTAGCAGTTCCAACCAGTTACGATGTCTGGTGTATTTTTTGCCCAGAATTCGATAAAATCTTTCATCATTGCATTCTCATCATTGAGAAGATGAACCTCAATTCCTGAGGGAGCATCAAACTCCCGAGTTGCCCAAGTATATACTTTCTTTGTATTCAGATTCTTCATTGTGATACAAAGAATTTCCTCTGCAGCACTTTGTACATCAGGGAATCCATTCTCAGATGCAACCTCGATGTCAATCGTATAGATTTCGAGACGCTTGAAATCATAATCAACTTCTAGAGGATGTTGGTCAGAGATATATTGGTAGACAAAACGTTCATAACCACACACATCAAAGTTACGAACGTTCTCATATTTCTGAATGAATTCTCGTGCATCACGAGGTCCAGAAAATTTAATTGGTTTTACATTTTGCCCCTCCAAAGTTTTGAACTTGGATTCTTGTGGGCAAGCAACAAAAAGAGTAGGTGAAAAAGATTCTTTGAAGGAAACACGTTCTCCGTGTTCATAACCTCGGTAAAGAATATTATCACCTACTTGTTCAACGCTTGTATAAAACTTCATCCAATCACTTCAGTATAAAGGTCCAGAACTGCTTGTTCCGGCTCCAGTATAGTGAAAATCGTTTCGCTTGTCAAGAAGAGGTCCCTCTGAGAGGCAAATTTGGGATAGGGTCTGAGAATAGCATATTCGTAAACATACCAATCATTATCGGAAGCACGTTCATCAATTTTTCTGGCAGATGTTTTTAGATGTTTACCCTCTAATGAATATGCACGTTTCTCCAAATTTTCTGGGTCTTCACCGTATTCAGCACATTCTACAATTTCATAACATTCTTCAATTAAAATCGATGGTTCTTCATCAAGTTCAGTTACCTTCCCAATCAGATTCTTCTCCTGGTGTTTCAGCAAAATTAACTTCACTGTCGGTGGAGACATTATCATCTCCTCGGATTCCATCTCCTCCATCTCTTCCATTTCGTCCATCATCAGTTCCTCCATTTATAGCCTCCAATAATTTTGTGTACTGCTCAATAACTTCGTTGTGTGGGTCATAGACACAAATCAATTCATTTGCATCAATGTATAATGTTCTATTCACAGACAGTGGGGCCCATGGATAAAAACTAATTTGTGGACTACTAGTTTTTTTTGGTTGTCCACTATCAGTATTAAACAATGATGCAGTATCTTCAACAATAGAAACATTATATGGGTCTTCAAGTTGAATTGCTGCTACTTGTTTTGTTTCCGAATTGACTACTTCTTTAATTGTAGCGATAACATCTTCACCGCTTCTTAGTCTTGCGATTTTTACGCTCATAATTTTTACTCAAAATAATGTTTACTGATTCTTTGATAAGTTCTTTCATTGCCTTATCTTGATGGATATTTTTTGTGTCTGTAATTTGTTTCGCATATGTAAACAAAACATCCATAACTTCCGTGGGTGCTTCAATCGTCACCAAGTCAGACTCACCTTCATACTGAGGTGGATTCAAATTGTAATAAAACTGCATAGTTTCCTCCATTATACACACAAAAAAGGGAGGGGTCAAGCCCTTCTCCCTTTATTCTGTTTGATTTATTTATCAACTTTCTGTGAGTAGTTGTTTCTCAGTTGACCCAATATTATAAACTGTTCGTTTCTGATGGTCGGGAACAATTCTTTCTAAATCAATTGTTAACAATCCGTCTTCATATTTTACATCTTTCACTTTCACATCTTCAGATAATTGCCATGAACGGGTGAAGCTTCTTTTTGAAACTCCTTTGTGTAGGTAAGTTCGTTCAGAATCTTGTTTCGGAGACTTGGAGGCAACTTTGAGAATGTTCTGTTCTGTAGAGACTTCAATTTCATCTCTTGTAAATCCTGCGAGAGCAACTTCAATAGAGAAATTACTTGAGTCATGTTTGATTAAATTGTAGGGTGGATAGTTGACATTGTTTCCAGACATAGCTTCTAATCTATGAAAAACATCATCCAGACCTACAGCATGTGGTACGTAATCTTTCCAAAAGGTATCTAGGGTATTGGTACTAATCATTTTAGTTCTCCTTAAATAAGCGAGTGTGTTGTAGTGAACCCCGAAGGCATTCGAAAATATTTATTCATAAATATCAATGGGGAGTAATTCCATTTTTTAGGAGGAACCGAACATGAAAAAGGTATTAACCGTAATTGCGGGAACCTTTTTCGTTATGCCCACAGTATTTGCTGGTGAAATCACATCCAAAATTACTGACTCAGTTCAGTTGAATGTGCAAGGTGCTGCAATTCAATCAACAAGAATCGGAGAATCGTATTCTGCCTCTGGTTCAAACATTACTGCAACAACTCTTGGTGGAGTTGGTGTTACTGGTAGTTATGGTGTTAAAACAGATGGTCAAGCATTTAGTTTTTCTGAGACAAGCAATGCAGCAGATGTTGCTGTCACCAGTCAAACGTGGTCTGGTGGAGGAATTTCTTCTCCCAACCTTTATGGGGATTATACTATTCAGTTAGCAGGAGATAAAGGTTCTCTTGCTGGCGCATTGTCCCCTACTGGCATTTCGACAATCACAGCAGGTGGTCCTGGTACAACTGGTACAGCACAACGTAGTGTTGAATTGAGTGTATTCAAATGAGACATATCCTAGCAGGTTTATTCCTGCTAGGGTTTTCTTCGTCAGCCCTAGCAGGTTCTGTTGTTCCAAATTTTACTAGTGGAACCATTACTGCAGAAACTAAAACTCGTACTGAAATTGTTGAGACGATTAAACAAATAGAATATTCTACTGGGACATCTTATACTGTCACAGGTACTAATATTAATATTCCTGGTTCTCCTGGTCCAGGTGTAAATTATAGTATCCAAACTCAAGGTGCTCCGTTCCAGTTCAGTGAGACTTATCTGACACCTGGAGTGGCCAAGGAGACATGGATAGACAGGAAAACTATAGAAGATTCAGTAACAAACTCTATATCAGTCTTTACTCAGTAATACTATATGGAACGTCTGTATTGGCTCAACAGGCTCCTAGTAATACTAACATTGCTGGGCCTAGTGCTAGTGCTACTGGAAACGTTACAAACCAAGCTGTACAAGTCCTACAGGGTCCATACGCCGTTAATACATTCGGTAATGGTGTATCATGCCAGGGACCAACAATGAGTTTGGCACCATTTATTTTGGGCAATACAAATTTCAGTGAAGACCCAGCAAACTTTCAATCTTATAGTGGCAATGCTGGTATTTCGATGGGATTTAATTTCCCTCTTGATGGGTCAATGCAAGAACTATGTAAGGCACGAGTAAGAGTAGAAATTTCTAGGCAACAGGCAGAAGCAGATAAGGCTCGTCTCGATTTTGAATTGGTTAGATTACTCAAATGTGGAGAAGCAATTAAGTCTGGAATTACATATCATCCAACATCACCATACTATAAGATTTGTGCTGATGTAGTTGTTAGGTATCCAACACCTTCAATTACACCCATTGCATCCAAAACTAAATAAAGCATATGAGTAAGAGGCATATTCATATGTACGTACTTCCAGAAACAGACATCAATAAATTGATTGTTGCTTGTAATAAAGTTGCGGCACAATCAAGTGACCAAAATGTAAGAAGAGAATATCAGCATCTCATTAATAGACTGTCAAATTACAAAGAGCAAAACTTTCCTAAATTATGACTGAAGAAAAAGTGAAAGAAATGATTGATGATGCGATTAGACATCACAATATTCAAGCAACAATTATCAGTGCTGTGCTCGGATTTACCGTCATGGCATTTTATGCACATGGAGTAATTACATTGGTTAAATGATTACGGAAGAAGATTATCAACAATTATTAGAAAGAGTATTCCAACAAAAAATGGATGAACTCTTCGAAGAACCATCTACCTATGAGGATGAAGATGAGTAATTTACCTTGGGGTGTTATTACAATTCTGGGAACAGGATTACTTTTCACTCTATACTGCATTTATTATATTTTACGATTAGCATATTTAGAAACAAAAGATGACCAACACCATCATTAGTGCCATAATTATTTTTACAATTTTTATAGTTGGTGTGGATTTAGCATTAACTTACGGATATACAAACTAAAATTGTATCAAACTATACAATCTATGCTGTCTAAATATTCTAACGTTCATCACACATGTGACGGAAGTAGGGATACCGAAGGAACGCACCAATACCCACAAAGTAAAGGAGCAATCTAATGGCACTTATTTTAATCAGAGAAAAAATTCTTAAGGAAAGACGCATCCAAGCAGCACAGCTTGCGATGGCAATGCGTTAATTAATCTTCCTTTCCTGGTCCTTCTTATACTGAAGGACCTTTTCTTTTTTATATTCTTTTTTGAGAAGTTTAGCAACCTTCTTCATCTGTTGTTCTTTCTCAAAAGCAAAATATAATTGCAATTCATAGTCAGTCAAATCTTTGTTCAATAGTTTCTTAGCACGAACAATGAGTTGATTGGCAATAGGTTTAAAAAATTTCAACAAAAATTCAACAGCCGATTTACCTAAAATAGCAGCCGCAGTTGCAGCAACAGCAGTAGTTCCTGCTAATGCAACTTCTTTATTTGTAGGAATTGGAACAGAACCTAGAAAAGGAACCTGCATCTCTGCAGAAATTGGTTTCTCTGCTTGGGTGGTCGGTTGAACGGTCTCAGATGCCTCCTTAGAGGGTGCTAGGAGGACCTTCTCGATGGCAGGCAGCACTGGAGGGGCATCAGGTAACCCTCGGGTTTTCTCTGCCTTCTCCTCCTGCTCCTTCTGCTTCTGTGCTTGCACGGATGCATCAAATTCTTCCTGTGTCGGAACATCGATTACAGGATAATTTAATGTTGGATTTGGAATGTTAACAATGGGTAAATCCAGACTGTTAACAATCGGAACCTTTGTTTCAGGGGACTGGATTACTGGTGGTTGTAGGTCCCTCAGCACTGGTTGTTGTATCTGCTGCAGGGGTCTTACGGGGTCTGCCTGGCCCTGTACCTGTCGAATTGGTGGTATTTCCCGTGGCATTTTTTACCTCTTCCTCATCATCCTTCTTACGCATAGTATCTACACCGAAGGTTGCAAGAGTACCAGTGAAGATACTTGCAATAAATGTTGGGTCCATCTTAGGAAGAACACCCATGTAACTGAATGTCATCAATCCTGCAGACCATCCGAGAATTATAAATCGTACCAAAGTGTTTACTGGCATTTCACGTTTCTTATTCTTATTTGCTTGAGGTGCCATACTAGAATAGAGGAGTGTGACCTCCTCTATTTATCATTGAGCAGTTTTTTTCTTACCGATATTATACTTACTTTCTAAAGTCCATTCTCCTTTATCTTTGTAAGCAATAACTTTGATTTGATTTAGAGGAGCTGCATCTGTAATCGTATCAGCATTTACCAAAGTCACCAATCCCCAATCAGATAATAATTGAATGATACGATTTCTACGTTGAACATCATTCAATGTAAAATTAGTTTCTTTCCTATCCAGGGCAAATAGTTCCTTAAAGTGAACAATATAATACTTGCCTTTCTTATGGAGAATGTGGCAAGATTGATATAACTTCTTTTCCTTGCGAGAAGCAACACCAATTCTAGTTAAAGTTTCACGGACTTTGAGGAAATCATCGGGCTCTTTAAGAGTTACCTCAATCATATCATCTTCAGACCAAGTAACTTCAGTATCAATAGAAGTCATTTTTTTCCTCCAGTATTCAGCTTAGACTTAATGTAATTAATTTGTTCTCTGGTTAGTAGTCCAAGAGCAGTCTTAGCTTTTTCATTACTATAACCATAGTATTGCTTAACCAACTCAAGGTCTTTAAGGGATTCTTTTTTTAACCAAGGTGAGAAACGTTTTCTCTTCCTCAGACTATTTATAAAAAAGTCATATTGCATCCTATTGTCTAGGTGCGAATTTAGATTCATTTCGTTTGCATACAAAATGGTATCAGTAAATCCTGAGAAGCAACGATTAATAATATATGCTGGATATTCCTTTGCACTATCTGGATTATTATCAATAATATGTTCTTTGGTGAAGTTAATACTGTTCAACCAATCTTTCAATTCTGTCATCGAATAATCTCCAAATCAATTCCATCTTTCCAAATTTCTAACTCATTTCTTAGAGTTCCAGCAGCAACTAACTTCTCATATCGTTTCGTTGCTTTCTTCTTCCACCATTCAATTACTTGTTCTGGTTCATAACCAAACTCTGACATGTAGTAACGCTTTTTCTCGGTGAGAGATTTTGCATGATTAATACACTGTTTGAATTCTTGTAGTTTCAAGGTATCGCAAAGTGAGTTTATGATGATTGAAATCATCTTGGTTTGAATCTTCAACTTCTTAGATGATTTGTCTGCAGAGATAAGACGTTCTCCACCATTACGTTCGTTGAACCACCAAAAGAAATCACGAAACTCATCATCATGAAACAGGGGAAGAAAGTTGCTCTCAGTATCTCCAATGTGACGCATAAATGGTTTTAACCCGTCATACATCGATACTCCCTTTGTTGTACCATAAAGAGAAGTTGTTTCGAAGTAATGAAGGTCAGTTCCATATTTTGCATCAAACTGCCTCTTAAGTTCATTGGATGATGCAAGTAAAGCAAGTAACTTACCGCCGAGATAGTTGTAACCAAATGGTTGTGTTGGAACAATATTAAATCCCATCACAAACTCCTTGTTGATTACACTCAGAGGAAGAACTTCACCAAAGTAATTGTTACGTGGTTTAGAATTAATAGTTGGAGAACCAAAACGAACAACACCAATAATCTTGTTAGTATTTTCTTCTACAACAATCCACTTCAAAGTTCTACCAGGAATTGCTTCCTCAATAGCATTTGAAGCAGTTTTGTTCAATACCTCAGAGTAAAGATATTGATTGTATTTACTCTTTGGTTTAGATGAAGTATCAACTTCATGAATACCAAATTTCATATCTTGTGGATGAATATCAAAATTTGAAAATATCTCATCCTCAGGACCAAAGAGTGTACCAGATTCATTTGCAATACGACTCTTCTTTACAAACCTCATGTAATCGTCAATACGTTGAAATTGAGAGTAGTAATTAATAAATTTATCTGCTGCATAAATGGCATCTTCAGGGGTTAGTTTCATACTTGTTTAATAATATATTTGCCATTGGGAATCCATACAATCCAGAATTAATATTTCCAACTGGTAGAGCATTAAAACTCATAGTATATCTAGGTTTTTTTCCTGTATGTGGCCTAGAACAATGTGGTAACCAACTTGGAAAAAGAATTAAACTTCCAGGTTCAGGATGAATCTCTCGCTCAATCTCTTTGTTATTCTTCCAACAAACTTCAATTTGTTCCCCACCCTTACTGTAGATTGGGTCAAAAAATACTGTTGGAGAACCGTCAGTAACATAATAAACTGCACTTACATAAGAAAGATTGTGAGTATGAGTATGATGAGCAGCATTATCTCCAGGACGAGATTCATTTGCCCAGCATACTGCAATGTCTAGTTTATCACAATCTAGTTGATAATGTCCATGGTATTCGAAAAGACATTTATGAAAAAAATCCATAATGGATTTAAATTCTTGTTTTAAATGCAAATTTCCATCGGTTGTTCGAATTTTCATTTCTTCCCAATTACCATACCTTTGCGAGGGTTTTTGATTCTGAATTGCAGAAATTAAACTCTCTGTTTCTGGATTTGGATTATCAAATTTGTGAATTGTAACTGGAAATAGATTTAAAAATTTCATCACATAATAAGTTTTTTAGATGGAGTCACAATAGTACTGTACATACTTTCATATTGTTGCATAATTGCATCATCAACTTCTGCAATATAAACAATAAACCGTCTAGCAATTTCAATTTCTTTATTTGTTTTACTAACCAACGGTGACCAAGGTGCAAAGGCCAGTCTACCTTCTCCAGTAGGAATACCAACAATTCCATTCTGAACTACCAAAATATCTCGTTCAGTTTCATTCAGAATTTCAGCAATAACATCCTCACCAGAGGACATACGAATAAGTTTTACGTTCATTTAAATTGACACTCCATCATAATTTCAGTTAAACAAGCAAGAAGATTAATTTCTTGGTCAGCAACAAATGCAACTTGATATTGATATTTTGCTAGAATCAATACTGCTGCAGGAATAGTTGATGGTACAAGAGCCTCATAAAGGCAATCATAAATCTTCCTAAGAATAATAGTTGGGTCATTATCAAGATTGGAAACAACCCATTTACGAACATTGGTAAACTCCTTAGAGGAAAGGAATGTCGTAAGTTCATTCATTTTAATATCTGATACCTGAGCAAGAACTCCAGTATCAATAGTACCTCCAGCAGAATAACGCTGGAGTTCATTCAAAGTACGACGCCAATCAGGGAAATACTTATGAATTACTTCAGCAACTACCCTCTCATCGTATTCAATGTTTTCTCCAACCAAGATTTCCCGTACTCGCTTAAAGAACTCCGCCGCGATTGTCGGTTTCTCTTTTCCTGGGATTGAGAACTCAACACAGGCACATCTGGAGTGAAGGGGTTCAATGATTTTGTTTTTGAAGTTTGCTGTGAAGATAAACCTACAGTTGCTATAAAACGCCTCAATATTAGCCCGTAGAAGGAGTTGTACGTCGTGGGTTGTGTTATCTGCCTCATCAATGATGATGACTTTGTGTTTACCAGTTGCTTGAAGTGAGACGGTCGAAGCAAAGTTCTTTGCTTGGTTCCGTACCGTGTCCAGAAATCTTCCTTCGTCAGACCCGTTAATGACATAATAATCTGCTCCTATCTCTTCACAAATTGCTTTTGCTACAGTCGTCTTTCCAATTCCTGGGGGACCAGAAAGAAGTAGATTAGGAATCTCTCCTTTCTCTACAAACTCCTTTAGAGTTTGTTTAATACTTAGTGGAAGGATACAATCGTCAATCTTACGAGGACGATACTTCTCAACCCAAAGAAAATGTTCTTTCATAATCAATCCTCCACAATTAATTTATCACTTACTGGTATCTGGTTCCAGTGCAATCCAATATTTAATTGAACCATTATTATTACGACTTCCCTCAAACAAGGCAACTTTACCACCAGCAATAGTTACCGTATAAGTATCTGGAAGCAATCTCAGATTTTCCATCTTGAAGCAGAAACAACATTCCTCTTCAGTTTCACCGAGTTCAACAGAGAAAGCATTTGAAGTTTCATTCTTCTTATCTGTAACACACATGCTCAGTACGCCATCATGGCCGTAAAGGCAAAGGTCAGGAACTGCATATACATTAGCAGCAGTTTTCAATCGACTAAGAACATCCATGTTAAGAGTAAACTGAACATTGGACGGTTGTGGAAGTTGAATATCTTGGTCTGGTGGAGTTACAATCATGTCTGGGTCAGAGTAATAAATTGTACTCTTAGACTTTGTTTTGGTGTCCTTAACAACCAAACAATTCTCCTTAGAAAAATCTAGAACGGGGTCGGAAGTAAGACCAAGACTACCAATCAAAACAGACAAATCATAAATTGATGCTTGCTTGGGAAACTCCTCGGGAACAACACAACGAGACATGATGTTCTTGTTTACTGAAAGTGTTGAAATAATATTTCCAGGTTTGATTACAATCGATTTGTTGATAGTAATAAAATTCTTAAGGAGGTCTTGAGTGGACCTACTAATACTAATTTGACTCATAATTATTTAAACTCAGAAAGACCATTTTCAGTACGGGTATAATGCCCGTCAAAGTGAAGCAGTAGCATAGCATAGTGAATGACTTTAAGCAAGTCACGTTTGTTACGACCATCCTTCTCACCGTAACGAGAACCATATTTAAGGATGTTTGCTTGACAGAATGAACCAGCAAGTTTCTTTGCTGCCATCAAATCAATGGTTTGGATATCCTCATATCCAGTTTGGTCACCACAGTAGTGACCGTGATATGTACTCACCACATAGTCTTCAATATCTTTGAGAATTTGCTTCTCATTATACTTCCAAAACATAATTAAATTTGCTCCAGTAAATAGGGAGGAATAACCTCTTTAGTATATCAGAAAGGTTGTTGGTTGTCAACAACCTCAGAGGTTACGGTTTCATCAACTTTAGAATACAATTCCAAAAATGATTGTTTGGTTTCGGCATCAAAACGATTTACACACACCTCGATTGCTTTATCACGCTTACCAAAGATGTTAAATGCTTTGGCAATATGAACCAAACGTCGTGTGGAAATCACTTCATCAACACCACCATCGTAAAAAGTTTTACGAATAACTTGAGCCCACTTAACAAGTTTTTCAGCAAAATCATCATCTTTACCATCAAGTGCTTTGGAAATGATTTTAACTTCTGTCTTTTCAGAGGGGTATTCTTGCTCAAAAGTAATTGGGAAACGCTCAAGGAATGCTTCATTCAGAACGTTAGTACCGATAAACCTACCATCATCAGAACCTTTACCCTTGGTGTTAGCAGTAGCAAATACGTTGAATCCTGCAGTAGGTACAACATATTCACCAGTCTTTTTCAGGTAAACACCTTTACCTTCAAGTACCGATTGAAGACAAAGAATTTTATTTGATGCTAGGTCAATCTCATCAAGCAGAAGAATAGCACCTCGTCGCAGTGCCTCAATCACAGGACCATTGTGCCACACGGTCTCACCATTGACAAGACGGAAACCACCAATCAAATCATCTTCATCAGTTTCGATGGTGATGTTAACACGAATCAACTCACGCTTCAGTTGAGCACAAGCTTG